GTCAAGTGGAAATAACCGCAAAGTTTGCCGGAGTAATTAATAAAAATGACCTTATATATCTTGCTAATTCCCCAGGCACGTTTACTAAACTAGCCAATCCTACTATATTACCAACTAGTAGCGGATGGGGAGTAGCATTTAGTCCAGATGGAATATACATGGCTGTTGTTGGTTATACTTCTTCATATATAACAATATATAAGAAAAGTGGAGATACATTTACTAAATTACCTGACCCTACTATATTACCAACAGGTGTTGGAGTAGGAGTAGATTTTAGTAAAGACGGAGTGTATATGGCTGTTGCTCATTATAATTCACCATATATAACAATATATAAAAGAAGTGGAGACACATTTACTAAATTGCCAGATCCTAGTATATTACCAATTGGTAATGGATGGGGAGTAGCATTTAGCCAAGATGTAATGTATATGTCGGTGGTTCATAGTGCTTCTCCATTTATAACAATATATAAAAGAAGTGGAGATACATTTACTAAACTAGCTAATCCCAGTACATTACCAGCAGGTGGTTCATACGGAGCAGCAGGGGTAGTATTTAGTCCTGATGGAGTGTATATGCCTGTGGTTCATTTTGCTTCTCCATATATAACTATTTACAAAAGAGATGGAGACATATTTACTAAATTACCAGATCCTACTATATTACCAGCTACTAATGGAGTTCGTAAAAGTGAAGTAGCGTTTAGTCCTGATGGAGTATATATGGGAGTTGCCCATAGTGTCTCTCCATTTATAACTATATATAAAAGAGATGGAGATACATTTACTAAACTGGCTAATCCCAGTATATTACCAACTGGTGATACTGCATGGGGAGTAGCGTTTAGCCAAGATGGAATATATATGGGAGTTACTCATAGTGCTTCTCCATATATAACTATATATAAAAGAGAGGGGGATGTATTTACTAAATTACCTAATCCTAGTGTATTACCAACAGGTGTTGGATGGGGAGTAGCGTTTAGTCCTGATAGAAACTGTATGGGAGTTGCTCATGATGCTTCTCCATATATAACTACATATAAATATTTACAAGTAGGTCTTTATGCAAACAAAAGTAACAATCTTATCACAGAATTATCAAGTGCAGTAGGTGCAGGTTATGCTAAAGAAAGCGGAGTATTAAATGATTTTAAAAAAGTTATTAAAATATGGGGTTAGGAGGTAAAAAAGTAATATGGATATAGAAGATGTTTTAAAAAGCCATGGTATCAGTATTAGTGTAGGTGTAGGTAGTGAATTAATACTAACAGGTCAAGCAGAAATAATGATAAAGTTTGCTGAAGTAATTAATAAAAATGACCCTGTTTATATTTCTGGTACTTACCAGGATACCTTTACTAAACTGGCTAATCCTAGTGTATTACCAGCTACTAATGGTTATGTATTTGGAGTAACATTTAGTCCTGATGGAATATATATGGCTGTTGCTCATCAAACTTCTCCATGTATATCTATATATAAAAGAAGTGGAGATGTATTTACTAAATTACCTAATCCTAGTATATTACCAGCTACTTATGCATATGGAGTAGCATTTAGTCCAGATGGAGTGTATCTGGCTGTTGGTCATTATTATTTACCCTATATATCTATATATAAAAGAAGTGGAGATGTATTTACTAAATTACCAGATCCTACTATATTACCAGCTAATTATGCATATGGAGTAACATTTAGTCCTGATGGAATATATATGGCTGTTGCTCATAGTGTCTCTCCATTTATAACTATATATAAAAGAGATGGAGATACATTTACTAAACTGGCTAATCCTAGCATACTGCCAACGGGTATAGGATATGGGGTAACATTTAGTTCAGATGAAGTATATATGGCAGTTGCTCATAGTGCTTCTCCATATATAACTATATATAAAAGAGAGGGGGATGTATTTACTAAATTACCTAACCCTAGTACATTACCAACTAGTAATGGTTATGGAGTAGTATTTAGTCCAGATGAATTATATATGGTTGTCACTCATGATGCTTCACCATATATAACTATTTACAAAAGAGATGGAGACATATTTACTAAACTAGCCAATCCTACTACATTACCAGCTAGTGCAGGTATGGGACATGAAGTAGCATTTAGTCCCGATGGAAATTATATGGCTGTCACTCATAGTGTCTCTCCATTTATATCTGTATATAAAAGAAGTGAGGATATATTTACTAAATTACCTAACCCTAGTGTATTACCAACTGAGATAGGATATGGGATAGCGTTTAGTCCAGATGGAATATATATGGGAGTAGGTACTCATGCTTCACCATATATACTTATATATAAACATTTACAACCAAGTCTATATGTAAACAAAAGTAACAATCTCATCACAGAATTATCAAGTGCATTAGGTGCAGGATATGCAAAGGAAAGTGGAGTCCTAAATGATGTTAAAAAAGTAATCCAATTATGGAGTTAGGAGGTAACACATGAAAACATGGTATTTGAAACTTGACGTAAACAATGTAATTTTAGATGTGATTGATTATCTGTTTGAAGGATACACCGAAGTACAATTACCCGATACACAACTTCCTGCTGGAATTAACGGAGGGTGGTACACTTGGAAGGACACGGCTTACGTTGAGAATTTAAGTAAAAAACCGAAAACGCAGACGGACGAATTGGCATCATTACAAAAACAGATTGATACAAGTGCTGGAGCAATTGATTTTATTATTATGAACTTTTGAAAGGAGTTGAAGGGAGGTGGATAAGATGGCTTTGTATTTATGCGATAGAATCGAACAAGGGAAATTGGATTACTTGTCAGTTTTCAAAATTTCAAGGTATTTACCGCTAAAAGAAGATGTTGATGCAATGTTAATTGTGGACGGATTCCAGGAATTAATCGTGCCGATAGTTTAATTAATGAGGGCAAAATTATTAAAATAATATTTTACATAAATAGAGATGGAGAAATAACTCACTTAACCACTTCCCCATCTCTTTTTAATGTAAAAATTTCAATTCAAAGAAAAATGAGGTGGCTTCTATAAATGCAGAATAATAATTATTTCATATCAATATTCGACTTCACAAACGCAAAGATATGTGACTTGAAAAATCCTAACATCACTATTAATGGTGATATCTATAATATAAATCTTAAAAAGAATATTAATGGATATAATGAATTGACGTTCTGTATATCTAAAAAAATTATAGATCAAGACGGTAATCACATAGATAATCCTAAAGTAGATTTTTTTCAACCACAATTCAAAGTCAAACTAAATTATAAAAATAAAAATTACTATTTTCGAATCAAAAAGATTGAAAAAATCAGAGATAATAAAAACATTCTCAGTATCCTATGTGTTGATGCATCATTTGATCGCTTATCTCGTTCGGGCGTAACCTTATCATTAATCGGAGAAACTGGAAATGGAGAAATAGGTACAGCACCCGAATTATTAACTAAAGTATTAGCTGGTAGTGATTGGAGTGTAGGTACAGTCGAAGAATTTTTGCAAGATTCTGTATTAAAAGTAAGAACGTTAAAAGCTGAACGAAGCAATAGATATAAACTCATTAGTGATATATGTGGTTTATTTGAGTGTTATCCTCTATTTAATTACGAAAATAAAACTGTAGGTTTAGTATCACAAGTGGGACTAGATTTAGGCGTTACTTTCCGATATGGCAAAAATTTAAAAAATATAACACAAACAATTGAATCGGAAATTGTTACAAAATTGTATGTTAATGGTGGGCAAGCTACTGATACAACTGAAATGTGTAATATTCAAAATGTTAATCCAACAAGAGAACCTTATATCTTTAATTTTGGTTATTATGTTGATGCTGGTGTGCTTAGTCTTACACAACAAACAGATATTGAAACTTTTAATGCCAATATATATCTCGCAAATGACAAAATAAATTCTCTTTTGCAATCTATTAATCTTGCTTATAACGATATTAATATAAAACAATCTGAAAAAGAAGGCAAAACACTCACCAAATCTGCAAAAATTCAAACTAAAAATGAGATAGATCAGAAACTTTCCATTATGAAATAATACAATTCAATCTTTTATCCAAAGGAAGGCACTCTAACAGTTAATAAAAACTTATAAGAAGTTATAAATTTCATTAATTGTTAGTGTGTTCTAGTCTAAGTGAGTGTAGTTTTCTAAAAAGAAAATAGCACGATGAACTCCATGCAGTACTAAGTTAAAGACACACCTGCGAATGTAATCTTCAGTTCGCTGCTCTGTGAGTATTGAGGAAGACCGCTAACCTAATTCGTAAGATATGGAAGCTAAATACCAAAAATACATATACTCTACTGTATATTGACAAGAAGAAAAATTCCTGAAAGGAGATTGGTTAGAGATGACCAAAATTAAACAAAAAGAATATGCTTTTGTAATTGATATTAATGGTAAACAATTAGTACCAACAAATATTAATAAAGCATGGATATTAATACGTAAACAAAGAGCCACATTAGTTAGTAAATATCCTATGGTAATTCAACTTAAAAAAGAAGTAAAAGATGATAAGGAAGAAGATGAATCTGAATTTATTGGTGGAATTGATGATGGTTCAAAACATGTTGGAATTGCTATTATACAAAAATGTACGACAAAGAACAAAGTAATATTTAAAGGTGTAATAGGATTAAGACAAGACGTAAAACATTTAATGGATGTAAGACGTGGATATAGACGTTATCATAGACAACATAAAAGATATAGACAAGCAAGATTTGATAATCGTTCAAGTAGTAAAAGAGACAATAGACTTGCCCCAACCATTAAACAAAAGAAAGATGCAATACTTCGAGTAATTAATCGATTATGTCAATGGTGTAAAATTGATAAAATAATATTAGAAGATGTACAAATTGATATCAGAGCATTACAAGACGGGAAATTATATAAGTGGCAATATCAAAAGAGCAATAGATTAGATGAGAATTTAAGAAAAGCCACAATAATGAGAGATAATAATACATGTATGGAATGCGGTAAATCTAATTGTATATTAGAAGCTCATCATATTATACCTAAGAGAACGCATGGGAATGATTCGATTGATAATTTAATCACTCTTTGCGGTAACTGCCATAGCAAAACATTAGGAATAGAAGAAAAATTCATTGATAAATATCAAAAAATGATTAATGGTAAAAACATAAGATTTGATTATGCACAGCACGTTATGCAGGGGAAAAATTATTTAAGACAAGAATTAAATAGTATTGCAGAACTGAACTTAACCATTGGAAGTGAAACCGCAAATAGGAGAATTGATTGGGATATTGAGAAAAGTCATGGTAATGATGCCATTGTTATTACAGGACTAAAGGTTAATCAGAATAATTGTAATAAAAAAGAGTGGATAATTAAACCTAAACGAAGAAAATCAATAATTGAACAAGAATCGAAAACTGAATTTAAACATGGTGATGTAATTCAATATATTAATCGCAAATGTGAAACAATTATTGGTAAAATAACATCGATGAGAAAAAAGAATAATTATTGTAAAATAGTTGATTTTAAAGGTAAAGAATTCGGTCCGATTTCTCCAAAGTCTATTAAACTAATATGGAGATTTAATAAAATATATTTTATAGAAGGAGGTGAAGCTGTTACATAAATTATAAGGGTTTAATACCAAAGTTTATAACTTCTTATAACTTATTGGTAATGGTGATTTAAAACGAATAAACTTTATATATCTCCTAGCAATCAACCAGCTAATATTTACAGTGGTATTGGCACTGTATCCTCTACTTTTCCTGGCAATTTAAAAATCGGCAGTATATCCACTACCTTTCCTGGTAATTTAAAAGTAGGCAGTCGTGGTACTTCTGTAACAGCAGTTCAAAATAAATTAAATAGTATTGGTTTTAATTGCGGTACGGCAGATGGAATATTTGGCAATAATACAAATACAGCAGTAAGAAATTATCAAAAATCTAAAGGGTTGACAGTAGATGGAATTGTAGGCAAAAATACATGGTCTGCTCTATTTGCTGGTAGTGGTAGCACAGGTGATTCCGTAAAAGCAGTTCAAACAAAATTGGGAATCGCAGCAGATGGAGTCTTTGGCACTTCAACAGACACAGCAGTAAGAGCCTTTCAAACAAGTCACGGATTACCAGTCGATGGCGTAGTTGGTGTTAACACTTGGTCTACTATGTTTGGAAGTAGCACAGGTGGTACAAATGAAAAAGTGCAAATGGAAGCAGTTGCAGCGATAGTGCAAAACTTAATGGGTGCTTATAATGTAAATACATTTATGGCAAATCTTAATCTTGGAATTGCTAAAACTGAAAGACCTACTGAAGCACAAAATAATAATTGTGATTTTTATTTGGCAATCCATAGTAACGCCACAGGCACAATAAATTATGCAGTAGGAACAGTTGCGTTTTATCATCCAAATTCAGTTAAATCAAAAGAACTTGCTGAAAATTTAGTCAAAGAAATTAATGCGATATGTCCATATACTCCGAATAGAAGCGAAACAGTTATAAATGGTATGCTTGCATTTAATGGTCAAGGTTATGGTGAAATAAGATCACCTATGCAATTAGGCATCCCCTCAGCATTGGTTGAAGTTAATTTTCACGATAATCCTACAACAGCCAACTGGATTGTTAATAATAAAGATGCTATCGCTCAAGCAATTGTTAGAGCCAATGTTAAAACATTTGGGTTACAATTAAAAGCATCGGCATTACCTGCTCCAACTGGATTAACATCACCAAGCAAAACAAATACAACGGTTAATTTATCGTGGAATGCAGTAACAGGAGCAACTGGATATAATGTATATAATGGATCGACAAAACTAACAGCAACCCCAATAACAACAACTACATATACAGCAATGGGGTTAACACAAAATACAGCATATAGCTTTACAGTTAAAGCATTAAATGCAGGTGGAGAATCCTCTGCAAGCACAGCATTGAATGTAACAACTAATGTAACGCCAATAGTACCTGTACCCGATCCAATGAAACCTATTTTGCAAGCTCAAAGTGCCGCATTACAAGTTGAAATCACAGCATTAACAAATGAAATTGCAACATCAACGACTGAAATTGATACTTTAAATGCTAGTATTGTTCAATATAACTTAGATTTAGATTATTATTTTAATCAAAAAGATGCACTAACAACCAATTTTGAGTTAGATTTTGGAGTGTATATACACGAGGGTATCTACGAGGATGCTAATTATGTAGATGCAAATGCTTTATATACTGAAGCACAAATAGTTTCAAATTTAATGGCTTATCCAAGGGTATCTTATGCTATGAGTATACTTGATTTATCAATATTTACAGGTTATGAAATAGAAGAAGTTAACGTTGGCGATGTAGTGTATATAATAGATGAAGAAGCCAACATTAACACAAATGGGTTTATTAAAGAAACCAATGAAGTATTAGATAAACCTAAAGATACAACTGCCGAGATAGCAAATTTTAAAACAAAATTTGAAGATTTATTTACTAAAATAGCCACTGCTTCTGAAATAATAAATTCTCGAAAAGAGATATATGACAGAGCAAAAGGATTAAATTCAGATAGAACAATTAACTATGATATGTTGCGAAAAACATTTGGGAGTACATTAGAAGTTAACTGGGGAACCAATAATTTAGTTACAAATGGTAAATATGGTATCACAATAGAAGATTTAAATGATTTAAATAAACGTGTTCGTATCAATGCTGGTGGAATTTTCATTTCTAATGATAATGGCGCAACGTGGAAATATGCTTTAAGTGGAGACGGAATGTCTGCTCTTAATATTGTTTCTGGCATGATAGATACAAAGCAATTACAAATATGGAATAGCGATAGACCTAAGTTTTTCTGGAGTGAAGATGGTTTATATGCTTATGGCGACACTGACAATAAATGGATAAGGTTTAATGAATTAGGAATTTATTTTACTCTGGATAACGGAGTTACATTTGAAGCAGTTTGGAATTGGACAGGATTAATGATAGGTAATAAAACGGCACAACAAATTAAAGATGCTGTCAATCAAACAAATCAAAATGTATTAGATATTACTGCTGTGTCTGGGCGAGTGGGAGATGCAGAAGCAAGTTTAATCGTAAATGCAAACGCTATAGCGTTGAAGGTTAGTTCTGCTGGTGTGATTTCAGCAATCAACCTGTCGCCAGAAACTATCACAATTGAAGCCGCAAACATTGGTTTACTTGGTTTAGTAAACATACCTAATTTAACAGCAGATAAGATAGCAGGTTTAAATTTGACGCTTGGTGGAGTAAATAATGCTAATGGAGTGCTTACGTTAAAAAATGCTTCTGGCGCAACACTAGGTACAATGAATAATTTGGGGTTAGCAATAACAGCTTTGTATGGTAGTGAAACAATACAAGTGGGCGGCTATGGTACTTATTATCTTGGGTCATTTCCTCCTAGTACAACAAGTAATATAATGGGCAAAGAAAATACGGTTATCAAATCTCTTTTTATCGATTCAAGTTACCTAATCACAAACACTAATTTAATATCAGCTAATCTAATATATTTAAAAAGCGAAAGCACACGTTGGGGCACAATTAGAAGTTCTTTTAAAGTAGAATTGTTAGATAGCAGTGTTGCGATATCCGCTACGGGCGATTCCACATTGAGTATATCATATATAACATGTGATGATTTATACGCTAATGGCAATGTGTCTGCGCTATCTTTTACTGATAGAACACCTTCTTATAAAGGAGATGCTTTAGCTGAAATTGCTCTTATCTCTGATAGTGGTAATGGTGATATTAATCATAGCACCTTACCTAAATTCGCTCAAAAGAAAATAAAATTACAAAAAACAAAATTTGATAAACAAGGTAAGGAAATTATATTAGAAGGTAAAACCACACCTGAACAAGAAGAAGTCGAGGAAGATGGTCGTGACTTGGGAGCTATGATTAGTATATTAACTGCTGGTATCCAGCAACTAACAAAATTAGTAGAAAGTCAAGCAATTGAAATAAAGACCTTAACAGGACTAACAGGAGGTACAACTTAATGGGATTTTTAAAAGCGGGTTTTAAAAATGAATCAGATGTATCAGTAGAGTATTGGAAGATTATCGATTATCATATTAGTGTCATGTACCAGGCTATAGATATTACTTATGGTGGTTGGGTATCGAAAGCTTCGAGGGATGCTAATAAAGCTATGGTTCAGCAGATCCATGTTAGTGGTATTGACGATAAATATGATCAATATTTTGGCACAACAGCATTGAGCGCAGTTGGTGTCAATGCTGTTGTGCAATCCTATAAATACACGAAGGAAAACAAAAGTGGAGAGTTTTTCAAGGATGCAAGCGATATATAATTATTTACCATGGGGTGTATGAGAGTAGAATTTTCTGCTCTCGTTTATTTTTATAAAAAAAAAGGAAGTATTAATTTTATGAAATTAACCAACGGAAAAATCCTAAATGATTCTACAAAATTAGTTGAAATAGCTCAAAAGCAGTTGCCCATTAAAGCCAGTTACGCTATTGCTAAAAATATAGCAAAACTGGAAGCGGAACTAAGGACCTATAACACCGAGAGAGAAAAGCTCATAGAAAAATATTCTATTAAAGATGAAAAAGGCAAAACCATTATAGATGAAAACAGTCAAGTTAAGATACAAGAAGAATATTTAAAAGAGTGGAGCAAAGATTTTCAAGAACTGTTAGATATAGAAAATGAAGTAGATATCCACACCTTCTCCGTAGAAGCGTTAGATGGATATAATATGTCAGCAAGCGAATTAATGCTTATTGATTATATGATTGAATAATATTAATTAATTTTATGTGTAAGAGAGCAAAAAAATCTGCTCTCTTTTATTTTGACTAAATTTTTGGAAAGAAGGTGGCACGTTGGTAGAAAACATTTCGCAAACAGTTGATATTTTCAAGTACATAGAATCTATTGTCAAACGTATAGACGATATGCAAAAATTGACAGTGTGTAGATTTGAAGAACAAATGAAGATTCATATCGATTCTATCAAGCAAAACGCAGAGAAAGAGTCAGATCGCATCAACGAATTACGGAAAGGTGACATTGAAGTTGTAAGTGTTGCAAATAAACAAGCTATAAAAACAGCAGAATTACTTGCAGCTCAAATGTTAGAAAATGCAGAAGTGCTTAGAAAATCTGTGGAATTAACCGCCTCTGCGATAGCATCTCAATTGCAGCAGATAACCCAGCAACAGGATGCACGATTTATAGCATTGGAAAAAGCAAGTTGGGAGAATGCAAGTAAAGCTGGTGATATATCTGCATTGATACTGAAAGTTGCAGAGTTAGATACAATAAAAAATGAAAACAAAGGCAAAGCTGGTATATCCACTCCATTGATGATCGGCATCACAGTTGCTATATCATCTGCACTAACAGGTCTTATTGTTGTAGGCATTCAATCGATTATAAAATAAGAGAGTATAGAAAAATATATAAATACAATTGAACGAACGGCTTTTGCAATATACACATTCTATACTCTACTTGAGTAGCGTAGCATACATGATATAAATTGTCAACAAGTCATAAAATATTAAAATAATATTAGAATATAAAAGGAGAAAATTTATGTTGGATCTGTATTTGTCACCAAAATATAATATCTGTAATATATGGTAAATATCGTAAAGACAAAAGAGGAACAAAAAAAAGAAAAAGCTGAATATGATAAAAAATATAATGCTAAACATGCAGAAGAAAGAAAAGCATATTCTAAAAGATATGAAAATGAACATGCAGAAGAAAGAAAAGAACAAAAACGTAAATATCGAAAAAATAATGTTTCCAAGGCAAAAGATTACGGTAAAAAATGGCACGAAGATAATCCTGAATATAGTAAGAGTTACCGTATAGATAATAAACAGCAAGTTGCTAAAAGTACAAAAAACTGGCAAACCAATAATCAAAACAAAGTAAAACAGTACAGAATTGACAATAAAGATCATAAAAAAGATTTATAAGATTAAAAACAGAGAGATCATTAATGCTTATAGGCGAAAATATTGTGCAAATCTTCAAGCAACGAATATTAATTACAAAATCCTAAAAAATTGCAGAAGAAGGTTAAGTGCTGCTGTAAAAAATAATCCCAAAGCAGAAAGTACTTTAAAATTAATTGGGTGCACAACAGTAGAATTAAAAATTCATTTAGCTAATCAATTTACAGAGGGCATGACTTTTGAAAATTATGGTGAATGGCAGATAGATCATATAAAACCATGTACTTTGTTTGATTTTTCAAAACCAGAGGATCAGAAAAAATGTTTTCACTTTAGTAATCTACAACCGTTATGGGCGGCAGATAATCTTAAAAAATCTAATAAATATGAGGAGGCATTATTATGTCTATAGAAATATACCTTAGTCCATCGACCCAAAATCATAATTCTTGTGTCATGGGAGATGTCGAATCTCAGCATATGAATCAGATATGCGATCTGATGATTCCATACTTGAACGCATCTAGTATTATATGGAAAAGAAACAAACCTACTATGAACCATATTACAAGTATGCAGGATTCTAACGCAATAGGGGTAAAGATGCACTACGCCATGCATTCAAATGCTAGTAACGGCAAGGCTAGAGGAAATCATGTGTATTATAAACCTTTTAATTCTGCAGGTAAATTTGCAGCCACTTTATTAACGGATGCTGAAAAGGCTATATATCCATTGCCAGATTTATGCAAAATAAAATTGCCTTTAATTTTATACACAGAAATCTACGGCACTAAAGCAGAAATTACGATCATTGACGAATTTTTCTTCCACGACAACCTCGAAGATGCTACATGGGGACATCTGCACATGAAAGAGTTGGCAAAATGTAAATCGCAAGCTATATGTAAAATATTAGGAAAAACATTTATTGATCCCAATGTTATCGTAAAGCCTGTAACACCTACACCTATTGTTTCCAGAGATTCTGTAACACCAAGACCACAAATATATACTGTCAAAAGTGGCGATACGTTAGATGCTATTGCAACATTATATAAAACAACTGTTGAAAAATTAGTTACATTAAATGGAATCAAAAACGCAAGTATGATTTCAGTAGGTCAAATTATTAAAATAGATTCTGTAATACCTCCTGTTGTAAAACCAGTTGTTGTAAAACCAGTTGTTGTAAAACCAGTTATAATAGCATTTCCTGGTAGAGTATTAAAACTTGATAAACCGATTATGTATGGCGAAGATGTGAGAAAGGTGCAGATAAAATTAAATCAATTGAAATACAATTGTGGCAAAACTGATGGGTTTTTTGGAAATCAAACTAAAAGTGCAGTTTCATTATTTCAGAAAAGTAAGGGATTGGCAGTTGATGGCGTAATTGGTGCAAACACTTGGAATAAGTTATTTAATTAAATAGTAAAATAAAAAATAATATATATTAGGAGGAAATTTAAATGAGTACAGAAATATTAAATATCGTAATGACAGCAGTAATATTACCTTTATTGATCGCAATAAGTGGATATCTAATTGCATTTTTAAAACAAAAGGCAACAATATTAAACAATAGCATTAAAGATCAAACAATTAGAAAACATACACAAGAAGCAACCGATGCCATAGTTCAATCAGTAGACACATTATTTCAGACATATGTAAATGAATTGAAAGCCAAAAACGAATTCACACCTGAAGCACAGCTAACAGCATTCAACAAAGCTAAAAATACGGCAATTGCACTTTTAAGTGATGATGCTAAAATTATATTAAAAGATACATATGGAGATTTTGATTTGTGGATGGATACTAAAATTGAACAGGTTGTAAAACAAAGTAAGACGGTAATTCTTGCACCAGCAGTAGTAGCAATTCCTACATCATCGGTGGTTGTTGCGGATACTATTGATGGTGGTACATTAAAGTAGTCGACCGCACTCTCGTGGCTTCACTCATGAGTTAGGTCAAAATAACTACTTGACAGATTAGAAAAATAATGTTATAATAATATTATACATAAGGAGGTGAATATTCGTTGAGTAATTTTATAACACAATTCCCTTTGATAACTGAAAAATATCAAGAAGATGTTTTAAATAAACGTTTTGAGATTGGTAGAAATATATATAATTCTTTGGTTAACGTAACTTTAAAACGTTATAATGAAATGGTTAAAACCAAGCTATATCGCTTTATTAAATCTGAATTAGCGGAAATTTATAAATCTAATGATAAGACTAAATTAAAACATAAAAAAGAATTGTGTACCCAATTAAATGAATTGCACAAGCAATATAAACTTAGCGAATATTCATTTTATGCTGATGTAAAATTAATGCAACATCACTTTAAGAAAAATATAGATGCTTTTACTTCTCAACAAATAGCAAGCAGAGTATGGAAATCATATGATAAATTATTGTTTGGTAATGGCAAGAAAGTTCATTTTAAACGTTACAATGAATTAAATTCTCTTGAAGGCAAATCTAATAATACAGGTATTAGATTTAAAGAAAATAATCTATTGTGGAACGGATTAAAAATACCAGTATATATAAATTATAATAATCCTTATGAAGATCAAGCAATGCAAAATGAAATTACTTATTGTAGAATTGTTCGTAAATACGTACGTAATAAATATAAATTTTATCTACAGATATTATTTAAAGGTAACCCTCCTATCAAAATTGATAAAAATACAGGTGAAATAAAACACTCATTAGGTAATGGGAATGTAGGTCTTGATATTGGCACACAGACTATTGCTATTTCAAGTAATAATGAGGTGAAATTATTAGAATTAGCTGATAAAGTGCAAAATATTGAAAATGAGAAAAGATTATGTTTAAGAAAACTCGATAGAAGCAAACGGGCAAACAATCCAGATAATTTTAATGAAAATGGCACTATTAAAAAACAAGGTAACAAAAGAGTTGTATGGATTAAATCTAAAAAATATATTAAAACGCAAAATAAATTAAAAGAAATATATCGCAAACAAGCAGATGTCCGTAAGTTACAACATGAACAATTAGCTAACTATATATTATCATTAGGAGATAATATTTTTGTTGAAACGATGAATTATGCTGGATTACAGAAACGATCTACTAAAACTGAAAAGAATGATAAAGGTAAATTTAAGAAAAAGAAAAGATTTGGTAAATCACTTGCTAATAAAGCACCTTCTATGTTGTTGGATATAATTAATCGCAAACTTATATATCATGATAAACAATTAATTAAGATAAATACATGGAGTGTAAAAGCAAGCCAATATAATCATATTACTGGTGAGTACAATAAGAAAGAATTAGAACAAAGATGGAATGATTTAGATGGAATTAAAATTCAAAGAGATTTATATTCAGCATTTTTGATACAACATATAAATGATGATTTATGTAGTATTAATCAAGAAGGATGCAAGGAAGATTTTGATAAATTTATGGTATTGCACGATTTAGAAATTGAAAGATTAAGCAATATGAAATTAAAACCAGCTTTAAAGAATGTAATATAAACATAATAAAGGTTTAGATATGAGCCTTAAACTATCGTTAATTTAGTCAATGGACTAATTGGTAGTAAAAATCTTATAGAAATAGATTAGTTTATAATGCTTTCGAGTATTATAAGAAGTTTATATATATATAAGAACCCCACTGCGTTAAATGTGGGAGTATCAGTCCTGTGATGGTTTTGCTATTGCTTCCACTGGTATAGGAATTGCTAATACTCCAGGAACTGCAACTATACCTTTAAATTCATATATAATATTAGGGAATGTTTAATCACATTTGTGTGACTAGACATTCCCTAATTTTTTCGATTTAATTATAGACTGGAATATTAATATCAAGGTTAAGCTATGTGCAAGAACCATTCCACTGACTGATTACTGTATGCAAAGATATTAGTCAAAGGAATGGTTTCAATATTATTAATACTATTGTCTTTTAACATGTCTAGAGAGATATCAGCCTTCAAATCATACATATCACTAAGTTTAAGATTAATAGATATTCTTCCATCAGGATAAGATATAATCTCTGATATTATTTTTTTTAAACCTTCGTTTGTAAAGTTAGTATTATCAATTAATTGATGCACATTAAGAAAATACTTATCAACTATTTTTTCAATCTTTTCAGCAATAATATTACTATTCTGCATTGAAGTAAGAGATATTTCGATTTGTTGAATATTAATATTAAGTTTTACAGTGTAAACTTTTAATTCCTCTATCGTA